TGTACGTATTAGTTTTGTTATACAAAAAGTGAGTTAGTGAGGTGAGTGATATGGGTAAAGTTACTGCAGTTAAACCTGTTTTTTATAATAGGTGGCGACATCCAGGCGAAGAGTTTGAGTGTGATGATAAAGCCGCTGAGAAGTTTAAAAGAGAAGGAAAGATCAAGAAAGATGTTAAAACTTCTGTTACAAAGCAGAAGGAATAATATAAATGGCTAAAAATAAAATTAGTGAGGTGAATATATAAATGGATCCTATTGCTGTAGAAAAAATGGATTTTGGACCTTGTGAAGCTCATTTTGGTGCTGCTTCTCCTGTATATCTAGGAAGAACACAGGGAGAAACGCAGGTTCAGTATAGCATAGATACCAGTTCTATCGAAACAGAAGAAGATGGCCAGGTAGATGAATTAATTATTGATGACGGAATACAGGTAACATTACCTATAGTCTATACTGATGTTGATAGTCTTTCTAATGTAGTCCCCTGGGGTAATGTTGTTGAAAGCATTGATGGAGATAAAAAACTAGTTATTCCCAAGGCTATTGGTAAAAGAATGTCAGACTATGCAGATGAGTTAACTATTCATCCTACCACAATGGCTGATGCTGATTTATCAAAAGATGTTACTGTTCACAAATGTTATCCTAAGCCGGGCCCTATCAATTTCACATATGGCCGTAATGGTGTAAGAATTGCTAATGTTACTTTTGTAGCTATGGAAGATTCTAATGGTGAGTATATGACCATTGGAGATAAATCTATTACAGCTGCATAATTAAAAATATTTTTGTATATAAGGAGTCCCTTTAGGGGGCTCTTTTATCATGTCAGCAGAGGATAAGAGCAGGTTCGACTCCTGCAGTTGGCCTAAATAAAGAGAAGGAGGAGATTTATTTGTCTAAAACAGTAAGTAGGATTAAAAGTGTTGATATAACTATAGTAGAAAACGCTAAAGAAAGAGTTGAGAAGATTACAGTAGTAAAAGCTGGTCTCGGTAATTGGAAAGGATTAACTGATACCTTGAAAACACTGCTTGGTATATTACCGGAGGTATTAGAGAAGAGAGGTATTGAGGATATAGAGAAATATACAGAAAATATGACATACCAGGATTTGTTGCTACTCATACCTGATATGTTTGATGTAGCTACAGATGAAGTAATCAATTTGTTGGCTGTAGGTACTGGGAAAGACTTTGAGTATATCAATAAATACGTAGGAATTGATGAAGCTATAGAATTATTTGAAGCTATAGCAGAAGTAAATAATCTTATGAAAGTAGTTGAAACGGGAAAAAACTGGATACCCCTCCTGAACACGATAAACAAGATCAGGAGGAAGTAGATGAGGATAAATTATTTGACGAAGTAGTCTGGGAAGTTCAACAAATTACTGGAATGTCTAAAAAAGAGGTACTGGAAGATATATACCCGGAAGAATTGGACTATATTTACCAAAAGAAGAAAGAAAAAGAGCTTAATAAATATGAGGGATATCGGCATCAATTATTATCTGTGATGGCCGGTTCTGGAGCTAAGACAGAAAGTGGAGATTCTCTTTTTAGTCTATATATGAAGGAACTTAATGATAAAATTGATATCCTAGAAAATAAAGATAAACCTGTTGTAAATAAACATTACACTCCGGAAACCATCGATAAAGAGTTGGACAAACTTAGAGGATTACAGGGAGTTATTAATCAGAATAAGCAAAGGAAACGGAGGTGATTGAATGGCTGGTACATTAGGAAATTTAATGTATATGATTAAGACTAGTAATAAAAAATTCAAGCGTGATATGTCTGAAAATAAAAGAGAAATTAAAGAGTTTGACCGAGAAGTGGATAAAAGCAAAAAAGGCCTTAATGATTGGTCCGGTAAAGCTAAAATGGCTGGTGCCGCTTTAACAACTTTTGGTGTATTGGTAGCAGGAGTTAGTATTAAATTAGCAAGGATGTCAAGTGCTGCAGGAGAAGTTGATTCAAGATTTAATCATGTATTTGGAAATTTGTCTAAGGAAGCTGGCAAATGGTCTAAAGATTTTGCTGATGACTTTGAACAGGTAGAAACTAATGTTCAAAGTTGGATGGCATCTCTTCAGGATACTTTAGTTCCAATGGGAGTATTTGAAAACAAAGCTTTTGAAATGTCTAAAGCGTTAACAGCTTTAGTCCCGGACTTTTCTAGTTTTTATGATATGCCTCACGAACAGGTTTTTAATAAAATTATTTCTGGTATTCGTGGAGAGTCAGAAGCTGTTAAAGAGTTTGGTGTTGATATTACAGAGGCAGCACTTAAACAGGAAGCGTTATTACAGGGTTGGATTAAAGAAGGAGAAGAACTATCGAGAGTACAAAAAATATATGCTAGGTTTAATGTAATTCAAAAACAAACTGTTAAAGCTCAAGGCGATTTCATGAGAACATTAGAATCGACTGCTAACCAGGAGAGAACTATAGCTAATTTAATGACTGAAATAGGTGAGGATCTAGGTGAAGAAATAGAACCTACATATAAAAGTATTCTTGGAATTATTAAATCTTTATTAAAGCAATTTAAAGAGCTACCTCAACCTATTAAAAGTACGGCTGTTCAAACAACTCTATTTGCTGGTGGACTTGCTCTGATAGTAGGACCTTTGGCTTTAATCGTGGGTTACTTGCCACAATTAGCTGCAGGATTAAAAATGGTAAGTACATCATTTGCACCTTTTTTAATTAGTGGTGTTATAGTAACTGGTTTAATAGCTATATATAATTATCTAAAGAATATTAGAGGAGAAGTTGTAGAGATATCAAAGATTGGTACCTTAGAAAAAGCTCAGGAAGAATTAGAAAACACTCAAGAAAGCATTACAAATCTAGAAGATAGTCTCAACAAATTAAAAGAAAAGTTAGCAGAATACACTAAATACCAATCTAAAGCTGAAGGACCATGGAGTATATTTGATACAAAAGTAAGAAGATCAGAGGAGCAAATAGCATCTATAGAATCTAAATTAAAAAATGAAAGAGAAAGAGAAAAAGAACTGGAAGCTTTAATTAAAAAATTTAATGAAGAAGATTCTGGTGGTGATTCTATTGTTATTGATAACGGTGGAGGTCCAGATTTGGATAAAGAACAGCTAAAAGAGTTAATTGAGGGCTATAAAGTTAAATTAAATCCTAAATTTGAAGATGATCAATTAAATTCTATATGGGAGCAGTGGAGATTAGCGAGGGAAGAAGTTAAATCTTTAGGTGCTTCAGAAGAACAACTCGGAATAGTTGATGAATATTGGTATGAAGAATGGAGGAAAGTATTTATAGCTCAAAAAGAGGAAGAATTAGCTATAGAAAAGGAATACCAGAATAAATTAAATATTGTTGGTAAAGAGGGCTTAGAATATGAATTGGAATTAATAAATCAAGAAGAAGAGGCTGCTCTTAAAGCGAATGAAGGTAAAGAGAAAGCTATGGATGATATCAAAGCTTATTATCATGCCAGGAGAATTCAAGCCGAAGAAAAGTATAATGAACAATTAATAGCTAAGCAAGAAACTTTTAATGAAACTTTACATAAGCTTAAGATGTCTGATTATCTATATGAGAGGATGAAGTTACAGCAGCGGTATAATGAATACTCTAAGGTGATTGAAGATGAAAAAGATCTAGAAGAATGGTTTCGGATAGAGCTAGAAAATTTAGATAAAAAGTATGATGCCAAAAAACAGGCCAGAGAAATGAAAAAGTATAAATTCCAACTTAAGAACTTAGAAATATCAAATCAGGAATATATTAATTATCTTGAAAAACAATTATCTGCAGAAGAAGAACATACAGATAGTTGGTATGCTTTGATGGATGAAAAACAAAGTACTATTAAAAATATGGTTAATGATGAAATTCAAGGCTATATAGAAGAAAGCAATAAAATGTATAATAATGAAGAAGATAGGATAAATTGGCTTATATCTATGCTTGAAGAACTTGCTAAAAAGTACAATGATAATAAAGTTATATTAGAATTAATTAACGAGGAGATAAAAGATCTTAAAGATAATTTGCCTGAGCCAGAAGATTTACCTCCATTAGCTGACTGGTTAGATGAAATAGGTTTTTCTACTAAAGATGCTTTGGATATATTTATAAAACTAAGAACAGGTCTGATAGATGGCCTAACAGATGCCATAACAAAAGGTGAAAACTTCCTGGATACTCTTAAAAATATAGCTGATCAGATTGCCCAGATGATGGTACAAAAAGGAATAGTTGAGCCTTTTATTGATTTTATGTTTACATCATTATTTCCTAAAGCTCATACTGGAGCAGTAGTTACTACAACAGGATTAGCACAAGACCTACCAAGTTATCATACTGGCGGGAAAATACCAGGACTTAATTCTGACGAGAGAATGATAAAGGTCTTAACTGGGGAAAGGATTTTATCACGTGGCCAAAATAACGCTTTTGAATCCGGCTTAATGCGCCCCCAAGTTAATGTTGAAGTTGTAAATAATACTGGAACTCCTGTTCAGACTAGAAAAGAAGTAAAATTTGATGGGACTAGAACAGTAGTAAGGTTGTTCATGGAAGGATATTCAAAAAATATGGAGGGTATTCAAGATGTATTTAAAGGAAGGTGATAGTAATGCCAATAGTATTTCCTGATATAATACCTCCAATGACTCCTGAAGAGGAGCCGGAAGATGTAGGGATATCAACAAAAATGGAAAATGGTATGGTGGTGAGTAGGGCGCGATATACAAAATCGCGCCTTACTTTTTATCTTTCATGGGGTCCTATAAATGCTTTACCAACAGAGGATAAAGAAGCCTTACTGAATTTCTATCAGAATGTCGTAAAAGGTAGCAGTGAAAAGTTTGAATGGACATGTATGTCAAAATTCAGTTCGTTTTACGGCCAAACCTTTACAGTGAGGTTTATTGGTGGTCCCCCAAAGTTTAAGAAAGTAAATATAGGTTATTGGAGTGCTTCTGTAGTTTTACAGGAGGCTTAGGAGGTTGATATAAATGCGTAGTCTCAGTAATATAGCAAAACTAGAAAAAAATAAAATATCATCTACTGGTGCATGGTTAGTACTTATAGAAGTACAATTCCAGGATGAAACAATACGTGTAGTAAATAACAATGAAGATATAGAGTGGCCAACTGGATCAGACACTTTATGGGTAGCTTTTCCTTTTGAACTTGGCGATGTAAGTGAAAATTCAAAAGGTGAATTACCATCTCTGCAGTTGAAAGTATCTAATGTGACCAGGACTATCCAGCAATATCTTGAACAGTATGCTGGTGGTACAGATGCTACAGTAATATTGCGCGTAGTAATGTCAGAACATCTTGACCTAACTACGCCAGAATTGACAGAAACTTTTAGTGTTAAGAGCACATCAACTGATGCTATGTGGGCATATTTTAACCTTGGGCCTGATTATGCTATGAATCAAAGGTATCCAGCAGATAAATATATGCAAAATTTTTGCCCTTATAAATTTAAAGGCATTAAATGTGGCTATAATGGGTCCAGGATAAACTGCAATAAAACCCTTTCCGATTGTAGAATACGCAGAAATAGTGTTAGATTTGGTGGTTTTCCTGGAATACCAGGGATGGGTGGTTTATATGTCTAAAGTTATTTTTACTGATTTGCTTGGGAAACCTTTTGCTAATGGAGGCAGAGGGCCCGAAGAATATGATTGTTATGGTCTGGCCACCGAAGTTTTTAATAGATTTAGCATTAATCTTCCCGACTTTAGAATTTCGTGCGAAGATGCAAGCGGAATTAATTCTACAATAGATGACGAACGTAAGCGGTGGGAAAGATGCGATACCCCAGAAACGCCATCTATAGTGGTTATGCGGTTTAATAGTAGGTTTTATAATCACGTAGGAGTATATATTGGGAAAGGCAAATTCATTCATACAGCAAAGAAAATCGGGGTTAGGATAGAGAATATTAGTGAACTATACTGGAAGCATAGGATCGAAGGTTTTTATAAACCGAGGTGGGGTACATGATAAATTTAGTCATAGTCAAAAATCCGTTTAAAACCGACAAAGAAATAAAGCGTGTTAATTATATACCTGAACAATCCGTGTATTCTTATGTTCAATCAGAATTCATGGGGCTCGATGTCGTAATATCCTATAATGGTAGAATTATATCAGAGGAAGAGCATAAGACACTCATTCCTACTGCCGGCGATTATATTGCTGTCTGTCCTGTCATTGAAGGCGGGGGAGATGGTAAGGATTTAGGCAGAACGCTTGCTGTAATCGGTCTTTCTATTATAACAATGGGCGTTGGCTCTATGGCTGCTGGTGGTGCATTTATGGGATTAGAAGCAGTTGGCGCGGCCAGCTGGGGTTTCTGGTCCTGGGTAGCTGCAGCTGGAGTGCAGATAGCCGGTGGTTACTTAATTAATCAAGCGTTTTCGCCAGGACAAATGCAGCAGAACGAAGAACGAAAACAGGTGTATGGTTGGTCTCAACTTCCTCCAGTTAGTCAGGAAGGAGATACTATCCCTGTTACATTTGGCACAGTGAGAATGGGATCTATGGCTCCTATTCAAATACTCACACAAAGAGTAACCACCGATGGTGAAAAACAATATTTAAATCTATTATTATCTGGGGGAGAGGGGCCGATAGACTCGATTTCGAATTTAAGAATCAATGATAATCCATATACCAATTATGGTGGTGTAGATTACGAAATAAGGTCAGGTACAAATGATCAACCTATTATTTCTAATTTTAATGATACATATTTCCCTCAATCAATAAGTTATGAATTAAAAGAGGGGTCGACTCCCTCGATACATCAATTAAACGGCGAATATCAGGGAATAGAGGTTAATCTTGATTTTCCTGCAGGGCTATATAAAGTTAATGACGAAGGCGAATTCAAAAGCACTTCTGTGAGAATTCAGCTGAAATATAGACGCGTTGGCAGTTCTTCATGGAGAAACTGGGTTACAAAAACTATATCGGGGAAATATATCCATGCTATTAGACGAGTGTATTTTAAACATGGTCTATCACTGGGAAGATACGAAGTCTCTGTTCAATGTACTTATAAAGAAGGCAGTGGTGAAAAATATAGCAATAAAATACATTGGACCTCAGTGTCAGGGATAGTCTATGATGATTTCGCCTATCCCAATAAAGCGCTTGTTGGGCTTAGGGCTCTTGCCACTGACCAACTTTCCGGTGGTATGCCTCGTATATCATGGACACAAACTCGAAGTAATATTTGGATCTGGAATCCTGTTAACGGCAAGTATGAGCAGAAACCAGCAACTAACCCAGCATGGGCTTGTTATGATATCATCCATAGATGCAGGTATATGAAAAATGTTAATAATGGTAGCTTTAAATATGTAGTACAAGGTGTTCCTGCAGCCAAAATAGATTATCAAGCCTTTGCTGATTGGGCTGCCTTCTGCAAAGACAGGAAAATAACCTATAATGGCGTAATTTATCAAACTCGGAATCTGTGGGATTCTCTTAAAGGGCCAGAACAGGCCGGTAGAGGGCGCGTATTAATGAGAGGCACTCGGTTTTCCTGTGTTAGTGACGCTCCAGGTGAAGCTGTTCAATTATTTAATGTATCTAACACCGAAATAGATAGTTTTAAAGAAGAATTTTTGGGTACGCAGGATAGAGCAAATGCCCTGGAATTGAGTTTCTATAATATTAACAATAACTATGAAAAGAGTACTATACCAATATATGGTCTAGATTATGACAAGGCAACAGAAATACCTAACCCTACACAGATAGACCTCAAATATGCCATGACATTAGAGCAGGCTTATAGATATGGAGCATATCAGTTAAGGGTTAATCACTATATCAATCGTACGGTATCGTGGTCAGCTGATATAGACGCAATCGCTTGTCGGGTTGGAGATGTAGTCTTGCTACAACACGATGTACCAAGATGGGGAACAGGTGGAAGAATAGAATTGGCAACACCAAATACTGTTACTCTAGACCAGGAGGTTAATCTTTTCCCAGGAATTAATTATGGAATTATGATTCGTTTTGCTGATGATACTTTAGTAGAAAAGAGAGTCCAAGGGGTGGCAGAGGAAACCACTACAGATACAATTATCATTATAGAACCGTTTGATAATATTCCTGAAGAATATGATTTGTTTTCTTTCGGGGAAGTCAAAAAGATTGCCAAACCGTTCCGATTGCTGTCTGTAAGCCGCGAAGGTGACTTTAGATGTAAACTACAGGCCATGGAATATATCGAAGAAGTATATTCAGAAGCAGAAAACATTCCTGTAATTGACTACACTCAATCTACTCTATTTTTTGAGATAGAAAAACTGTATGTTGAGGAACAGACATTTACACAGCCGGACGGTACGATTACCAGTCAACTATGGTGCTCATGGTCTACGCCAAGAGGTAAAAAAGCTGATGAATGTTATATATATTATAGTACGGATAAAGAAAACTGGAATTATGTCGGCAGCACAATAGATACCAAATTTCGGATTGACGGCATGGAAATAGGAGAAACTTACGCAGTAAGAGTAAGCGCCCGTGTTGGTGTTTATATCTCTTCAGGCGTTATATCTAGATATGTTTATATCTCTGGAAAAGATAATTTACCCACGGCTCCTTCAAGCCTTACGGTAGCTCAACAAGGAGCACAAGTAATATTTAGGTGGCCAGAGGTAAAAGAACCGGACATAATCGGATACGAGATCAGGCGGGGAATAGACTGGAAAAGCGGAGAAGTCATTATAAGCGAAGCAACAGGGGATAGGACTACATCCAACAATGAAATCGATGGAACACATCGGTACATGATAAAATCTATTGACCGAAGAAGGCAGCGATCAATAAATTATACATCTGCCATCTTTGAAGTTTCGGATACCGGCAAGGAACTTAATGTTATTCAGGAAAGGGATGAGCTAGCCAATATAGATAATGCTACCCTTAATAATATTGATGAAATTAACGGTAAAATATCATTTCATCATATGTTCACACTTGACGATCTTAAAGGTTACTCGTTAGACGATTGGCCTAATATAGATGCTCTTGCAGATGGCTTGCCGGACTTTGATGGATACGCCGAATATATATCCGAATTTATAGATACTGGTCATATCGGTAAAACAGGGATTAGATTAGATAAAAACTGGTATTTTGAAGACTTGGGGTTAAGTTTGTTGAGTTATCCCGATCGTAGTCTTGGTGATTTTCCAAACAACACATTAGACAATCCGCCTGCCGAATATGAAAAAGAAATATATATTAGATTTAGCAATGACAATGTAGAATGGACAGAATGGCAGAGTTATCTAACCGGGGAATATAAATTTAGATACATTCAGATCAAATTAATATTCCGGGTAGAAACTCAAACAGCAGACTTCAGTTTCAATAACTTTGTTGAAATATTTGACGTACCAGATATAGAACTCGAGATAGATGATTTATCAGTACCAACAGGAGGGGTAACATTAAATTACATTGACTATGGCAATTATTTTTATAGAGCGCCACTAAGATTTGAGGGGTATTTAACACAGGATAGTTCAAGGATGAAGTATGCTAAATTTGCTAACAGAACTGCAGATGGTGTTGATATACAGGTGCTTGATATAGATAATAATGACGTAGGAGGAACAATAGAGAAACTATTAATAGAAGGATATTAGAAAGGATGATAATATGTCTCAGAATTTTCGCGGATCATTAGAAGATATGGGAGTTAATGGGCCAACACTCAAACAGTATCTGTACGATAACTGGCAGGCTATAGTTAGTCAGTGGGCCGGAGAGAACCCGCCGGAAAACCCTTCTCCCGGACAACCCTGGTTGGACATTAGTCAAGGTTGGGACAAGGCGGTATTAAAAAGATGGGGTGGTAGTAGTTGGGCAGAAGTCACTAAGAATACATCCACAGGAAATGATGTTGAATTGGCCAAAGGCAGTAAGGATACCCTTTGGCAAAGGCTCGAAGTGTCACTCAATGAAGACGGTACATTGAAAGCTGGGGCAGCTGAAAATATGACAGAATGGATTGATAGCGGATTAGTACCAACATATGTAAGTGCTAATGAATTTAGTGTCCCAGGTGATCAGACAGATATATTTATTAAGAACAGAAAAATTAAAGCTACATTTGATTCTTACAATGAATATTCATCAATAAAAAGTAACAATTATGATAGTTTTAATGACATCACTAATGTAGTCGTTTATAAAAGTATAATTGATTCAACAATTCAAAAAATAGAATATGGATTAATTAAACCAGGCATAGAAGGAAGTCAACCAGGTAATGTTAATGACCTAGAACAATTCAATATAGACGGCTTCGCAAATTACGTCAAAGACATAGAGCCACAGGGGGGCGTAAAGAGAATATCGTATGATGACCCTGCTATTGAGTATTCAGATAACACTTTTATAAATGGAGATTACAAAGGGATTAATTCAGGTGGTACCATATCATTAAAATTTACAGGTATAGCCTTAGCATTTATAACAAATTACCAAATTGCTACTCTTGATGTAAGTATTGATGGAGGGATAGCTACAAGTGTAACTGTTAATACTTCTGTTATTTATACAGATAACGGGCTTGTAGAATTGGTAAGTGGATTAACAGATGGCGAACATACTGCAGACATTACTGTTACAAGTGGTGTTCTATATGTGGCAGGGTTTGATGTAATACAAAATAGCAAAACCAAAGCTGGAACATCATACATTGATAGCGAAAAGCAGGAAGTATTAGCAGATACCCAAAGCTACAATACACCGGCTACAGGTAGAGCAGACTTATTGTTAGTAGGTAAAGATGGCTTAGTATCAGTTGTAGAAGGTGTAGACGGGCAAAGCGAAAAGGCCTTCCGTGTAGAAGAAGATGGAACAATTAGTAGAGAGTATATTGAGGATATTCCAGAGTGGCTGAAAGATGGTGTTAGAGTCTGGAATAGTGGGGTTACGGGAAACACCGCTACTGGTTGGTTAAAACAAAATAGTAGTGTGTACTCTAATAATTATACACTTGTTTCTTATACTACGGACGCTTCCTTTTACATCGGTTTTATAGGAACAGGATTAGATTTATATACGGTAAAAGGCTCTAATAGAGGAATATTAGCAGTAAGCATTGATGGAGAGCCTGAAATTAATCACGATATGTATCAGACTAGTACTGAAACACTGGCAAAAGTAAATGTAGCAAGTGGACTTCCTTTTGGTTATCACGAAATAAAGTTAAGAGTTACAGGGAATAAAAACGTTAGTTCTACAAGTTCTATTATTTACATTGACGCTTTCGACATTCACCTACCAGCTACGCCAACATTACCAGCAGACACACAAGCGTTAGCAAAAATATATCCTATGCCTTCACCTGCTACAATGGCAAGTATTCCTGCAAGACCAACAAGTGCAGAGGAAAAAGGCTGGGTAAGGCATGAAAGTGATGAAGGGTGTCGGTATGTTGGTAGTGGGTGGACAAATACAATAGGAGAAATGATATCTAATAATAAATATTATTACACATCAGCAGCTGATGATTTTGTCGAAAAAACATTTATTGGGGATGGCATAAGGTTTATTAGTACTCTTTCTGGCAATGGCGGTATTGCAGAAATTAGTATTGATGGAATAGTAAAAACAACAGTTGATTTGTATAAATCTGGAGCAACTGAATATAAAAAAGTGGTTTATGAAAATACTTCATTATCAATGGATGCACATACAATAAAAATCAGAGTTACAGGAAATAAAAATGCCAGTGCTATTGGTTATAATCTATGGGTTGACGCCTTCGAAGTCCACAGACCGCTATACCTAACAGACATACGTAATCTATCACCAGTAAAGGATAAAGATTTATATGAGATAGACTTCCATAGCAGACTTAAAGAGCCTCTAGCAAGTGGTAAGTTAGGTGAAGTAATAGACAGACTATTTAAGATGGATAATGTAATTAAGATAGAAAATGAGAATGGTACAGCTTATCTTTATCCAGATGGTAGGGCAGAGTGTTTCGTACTAGGTTCTACTACATTAGTTGGAAGTTCATATTCGTATCCAGAGTTTTATTTACCTACCATACTAACAAAAACTTACGCCGTAAGCATAACCGCAAACGTAGGAGCTTCGGCTACGTATTTAGATGGTACAGATTGGGGTACCTATACTTTTTATGAGGATAAAATAAAAATAACTGTAAGAAATAGTACTCCAAGTGATAGACTGTTTGGTTTTTCTTTTAGCGTCAAAGGCAGGTGGTATTAATGCAAATAACACTAAATAAACAAGTTGACCCTTTAGGAACACGACAGAAGTTTATTTACTCAACTGATGGCAATATTCTAACAGTCCGACAGGGAGAATTAGAAGAAACTTTTGATTTTACAATAGAGTTTACAGATGGTGAATTTGAGGTACAAGTAGATACTCTTACTGAAAACCCTATTATCAAGGCTAAGAAGGTTAGTGATGAGGTTGAGTTAGTATTACGACAGTATGAAAGTATTCAAGAGTATATGCAACGTAAGGAGAGTGATGATAATGGGTAATGTAACAGGTGTAAGTAAAGCTGATATAGATTATAAGAAGTCTTTAGATGCTCAACTGGCTACTGCTAAATATGACCTGCAAACTCTCTATGATGCTCATAATATGCTTCTTGCCCGGGGTGTAGATACTACTTCTGTTAAGAATGAGATACAGCTTAAACTTGATGAAATAAGGGGGCTGAATGATGAGTTACAAACCCTGTAAAGTATGCGGTGAGAATGTTGAGGGATTAGATAAGTGTCCTATATGTGGAACGCCAGTGGATATAACAGACTAGATCCGTAAGGGTCTTTTTTAATGCTAAATCATTGGAGGTGAACGGTTATAAAGAGCAGACAACAAGTAATAGAACACCAACACCAAGATAAGTTATCAATAAACCGCACACCCTGCGAAATTTACAGCAGAGTATGCGGTTTTTTAACGCCAACATCACAGTGGAATCGGGGCAAAAAAGAGGAATTCAAAGACAGAAAGACTTATGATCAGCAGGTAGATCAGGCCCAGTAGGGTCTTTTTTTATGCCTGGATAGGGGTGGTCAAGTGACAGAAAAAGATTTAGTACAGTACATTATGGAAAACATTAACACGGTCGCAAAAGATATGAAAACTGGTTTTGATAAGTTAGAAAAGAAAATTGATTGTCTTCGTATAGAGAATTCAGCTGACAACAAAGAAATCACTACTAATTGTAGTGAAAGAAGGGCCGAAATATATGAAAGAATAGAAACTAATAGACAGGGCATAGAGCAGTTAGATAAGAAATTTTTCCGACTGTTTCTTATCGGATCAGGTTTTGGATTTGTAGCTGGGGTTGTGGTTACGGTAATTATTACTACATTATCAAAGGGGGCAGCAGGATGAAAACTATTGTGATTGATGCTGGACATGGAGGAAAGGATCCAGGAGCTATAGATCCAATTGAAAAAGAACAAGATGATGGAATATATGAAGATATATTATATACTGAAGAAAGTGATATAAACCTGAAAGCTGCCAAAATACTAAAGGAAATACTTGAAGAGAAAACAGATCACATTATTGTGATGACACGTAATAATGATGAATATATAAGGTTGATGGATAGGACAAAGCTGGCTAATGATGCAAAAGCTGATATATTCATCTCTTTACATGCTAATGCTGCTGTTAGATCTGCTGCTCACGGAATAGAAACACTATATTATCCAGGCAGTTTTCAAGGCGATAAGTTAGCCAGAATTGTTCAGAATCAATTAATCAAAGCAACAAAAGCAAATGATAGAGGGATTAAACCACGTGATAATCTATATGTACTTAAAAAGACGTACATGCCTGCAATATTAGTTGAGGTGGGATTTATTACGAACGCAAGAGAAGAACATTTGCTTAACGAGAGGGAATATTTATATTTATTAATGAATTCAGTTGCCCAGGGGGTTGAAGATTATGGATAAAGATAAAAATGAAAATGGAATAAAGGATCGAACAGATGCAAAATTAAGATATATTGCAGGGTTTAGCTTGTTGTTGTTTGCATTTGTAGGTTTTTTTGTTGGGAAAATGGATACTTCTTTAGGTATAACGTCTATAACGTTTGGTTCTGTTCTGATTGGAGAAGAAAAAGCAGGTTCTATAGTGGCTGCTATTAAAAAGTGAGGAGAGATAAAAAGTGAAAAAATGGCATATGTATTTAATTATTGTTGTAATAATCCTGCTAGTTGGCTTTATATTTGGAATTAAGGCTGCAGGAGGGTTGGTTGGATTATTTGGAGCTGGGGCCGGTATAAAGAAAAAAGTAAAAGTGGAAAAGGAAAATGCTGAGGAAGATCGTATTTTAAATAAGGATATGCAAAAGAGAGCAGATAAGTATCAGGAAGAAATGAATTACCTTAATAATCGGATTGAAGATGCTGATAATACGGATGAAGAAATTAATAAAAAGCAGAAAAAGATTAGTAATAAGTTCCGGTCGTTCTTTAATATGTTTTTGATATTTGCGTTGCTACTAACCCCAATGGTTGTTTTTGCTGAAGAAGCAGATTTTCCTACTATTGAAGATGCTAAAGAGATTCCTGACAATTATCCAGCGTTAAAGGACAGGTATTTTGAATTGTTTGAAGCATATATTGAGTTGTACAAGTATAATCAGGATGTATTTACTCAGAAGGAAACATATAAGCAGTTGGCTCATGATTATAAAATAAAATCGGAAACAATGAAATTGGATCTGGATAAGATGATCGAAAATGATAAACAAGACGAGGAAATTAAAGAACGATTATTTGATTATATTGATGAGCTATTGAAGGCTAATAGTGGAGGGTTCGGACTATATGGAGGAGTTAACTATAAATTATTAGATCCGACACAATCAGGTATAGAGTTAGGGTTAACGTATGATTTTTGATATATAATGAAAATTAGTAATACAAATAATCTAGACTAAAATTAAGCAAAGTAAAAGCCAACTGGCTAACATACATCAGTTGGCTTTTTTCATCTCAATTTGTCTTTCCATAAAATCTACTATGTGAATGTCTAATTCTTGGCTCGCCTTTACTACCTCATCAGAAACAAGTTGTTTCCCTCTCGACTTCTCAATAAGCTCCTTTTTTAGCCTATTTATTAATGTTATCATATCGAGTTCTCCTTTAATAATAATCATTATTTCTTAAATTTCTGTATAATAATAACATATATAATGTTTTTTGGCAAGAAAATATGTAAAATTATCTATATTTCAAGTACTTTTTCTGGGATTGCTATTTCCCCCTCTAGGTATTTTTTGATATTTTGCTCATATATTTCTTTCTTTTCAGGAGATCCATTTAACGATAATAAAAGATAAATAAGATCTTCGATATATTCACTGTACACATTTACTGTGAATATATTACTTTTTAAATCATCAAGTACCTTTTGCTTAGTGGCCATACTTAGAATAATAGTGTTTAGTAAAAGTATCTCTTCTTTCATAAGAAAAACATCCCTTCCATTTAATATGGTAATATATAGTTACACATCTTTGAGTAATCTCCTGCAAATATTTAGAATATTATAATATTTAGGTGTACAGTAACGCATCAGAGAGACCTGGGAAAGAATTTATTATCTTATGTTGTAGAAATGTTACTTTAAGTAGACAAGATGATTACTTTATAAGTCGTTTTAATGCTTACTACGAGTAACATAGTATGGACAAGTATTATTAAGTTTTTTAGCAATAAGGATGTTTTAATGGCAAAAATGGTACTTTTGTTACACACATATGTATGATATATTTATATTAAAGATATTTTCCATAAATTACATAATTGATGTGATATATAGAACATCAATAAATATTTTTTTCAAAAAAGGAGCTTATAACCTCTTTAATTTTTTTGGCGTAGAAATAAGGTTATTTTGTTGTACCTATTTTTAATTATTTAAAAGCCTTAATGTATAACTGTCATTTTATGTGTAATACTTGTAATATATATAATTACAACAGTTATATATTGGAGGTGCTTTTGTGGGAAATGTTATATGGTTATATCAAGGGGGAGAATCTATGGGGGAAATTACATATCATGATATTGCTGATTATTTTATAGCCCTTTCTAATTATCATGAAAATTTAATCACAAATAAGAAACTACAAAAAATGATGTATTATGCTCAAGCATGGCATTTAGCTATATTTGATGAGCCTTTGTTTGACGGAGAATTTGAAGCTTGGGTACATGGACCAGTGTTACCCTCTTTATACCAAGACTATAAAGATTTTAAATGGCATCCTATAATAATAGATGAATTGGATGAAGAGAAATTTTCAGCGATAAAGCGAAAATTAGGAAAAGAGAAACTTCAATATCTTGAAGAATTAATTGAAGAATACTTTGGCCTTTCTGCTTATGAATTAGAACGGCTGACTCATATTGAAGAACCGTGGAAAAAAGCTAGAAGCGGAATATCTCCTGAACAATCTTCTGATAACATAATTGAACAAGTATGGATGAAAGAGTATTACTCTAAATTTTTAAAAAGTTAGTGATATGTTATGAAAAAAGGTATTAATAGAAATACAGAAAAAAATAAAACAAGGTTTATTGATACTAGAGACATTTTGGAATCACTTGATCATAAGGTGAAATTTTCTTATAAATATATTACATCAAATGAAAAGTTTAACTTTAATGATTGTGATGTTAGCTATTTTCTTCAAATGATTAATAGACTACAAACAATTAGTAATATGCATATAGATGAATTTAAAGAAAATACACTCCCATCATTAAGTAACCATCATATAGACTGGGATAACCCTAAATATACAGAAGATGCATTTGGGCTAAAAGATGAAAAAATAGCTGATGAAGCATGGCAGTTTGGGTTAGATAATAATAAATTTGGAAGAATACATGGGTTTATTATTGAAAATAGATTTTATATAAGATGGTTCGACCCTAAACACAGGTTATGGCCACTTAAAGAGAATGAAAATGACCGAGGGCGGGATAAGGAATTTATTAAAATACTTAAAGAAAATATAAAGAAAAATGGTCCAGATTGGGCAATAACAAATTTAGACTACATTGAAGAGAATTATGAAATTCAGCTGAAAAGTGAAAAGTCTTTAAATGATAATTTGTGCGATGAATTAGAAAAAATGGAATTTGAAAAAGGATTAATAATGAGTGTTTTATGTTCAGAATGTATGAAAAATGTGAAGGAAATAGATCAGGAAGAGACAGCTTAATCAGGGCCAACCTGATTATTTTTTTGCTCAACAAACGAACTAACGTATGATAAAATGATATATATCTCATGAAAGAGGTGTGTATTATGCTTAAGGATCGTGGCAACAAAAAAATGGACTTCATTAATGTTAGTTGAACATAGAAAAGGACTGGAAGAAATATTAAAGCATGAAGATATTGACAGACCTGAATTGGATATAACTAGTTGATTCTTAATCTTAATAGGAAAATATAAAGGAAAAAAATATTTTTTGTAGAATATTTTATAATAGTGAATTAATATGGCTAACTTAGTTGTAAAAAATGGGGGTTTAAATATGAACTTAACAGAAAATGCAAAGCAAGGAAGACCGTCTAGGCAGATTTCCCAATATGTTATAGAGGATATAAAAACAGACTCTTTTAGAACTTTAAAAGAGGAAGGATTTAATAATATTGATGATGAATCCAAATTTATAAATTGTAAACCAGACGCTATAATATATAATCCTATTAGTAAAAATATTATTGGAATTATTGAATGGAAAAATGATCATACAAAGAATAAAGAAAAAAAAGCATTAGGACAATTAAAAGACTATTCAGATGTCGTTAAAGAAGCTTGTATATTTATTTTTACCGATGGTAAAAAAACAAAGTGTTTTAATAATCAATTTAAAATAATCAATAATCAAATAAAACTATTTGATGAACTATGTACAAAAAAGAGCTTATCTGACCAAGAACAATATCAATTAAATTATTTAAAAATCTTCTTTGACTTAGTTAGTGATAATCTAAGTAGACTAAAGTCGGATAATCCTCCGACATTACTTGAATCACAAATAAAAAAAATTAACCTATTCTCATTTGAATCAAAAAATAAGGCAAGAGAAATATGGCAGAAACTATGGATTGCCACTGGAGAAGAGCCTTTGCCTTGTCTACATACATTTGTGGAATTATTAGTTTTTAAGATTCTTAGCGACTTGGGAATCTTAACATTTCCTCATGATCTAAATACAACTTTACAAGCAGATGCCTCACTTAATCATTACTACACATCTGGACGACAAAAAATTAAAACAATATTTGCTGGACATCCAAGTATAATTAATGGTTTTGTTTTTAATAAACAAGATTCTGAATTCTGTAGTATATTAAAAGATATTAATAAAATAGGAGATTTTTCTATTGATTTAATACATACGGATTTTAAAAGAAAGTTGATGGAGTACTTCCTGAAGCAGGGTAATGTGAAAATAAGAAATGGTCAACATTTAACCCCAAGAAATATTATTAATGCAATTTGGAAAATGTCTGAAATTGAAAAAGGGGACACAGTATTTGATCCTGCTTGTGGGGTAGGAGGGTTTCTATTAGAATATTTTAACTTAACTCTAAATGAAAATAGTAAAATTGAAGACCTATATGATATAACATTAAAAGGTTATGATATATCTGATAAAATGATTGTCTTAGCAAAAGCTAATTTTATAATGCATACATTGGAAATGCTTAGAACAATTGAAATAACTAAAGATAATGAAGGAAAGATAAATAGTAAACATTTTAATGATTACTTAAAATATTTGAATGATTCTTTTCAAAGCATAAGTAATACTGGTTTTGGATCATTAGCTCAAATAAACGAGGCAGAGTTTGCCGATGTAATTATTACAAACCCTCCTTTTGTAAGTGAAGGCAGTGGTTTAAAAAAGAAAGAAATGTCAAAGAAAATGAAAAATTATTATAAAGAATGTGGTTTTTACATTGAGGGAATGTTTATAAGATATATTATTAATTGTCTTAAAAAAGGAGGAGAAGCAATTACTATTGTTCCATATGGCGTATTAACTAGAGTTAAGGATAAGGCTAAAGATGATATATTAAGTGAATGTCATTTAAAAGCAATAATTTCTTTACCATCTAGAGTCTTTGATAATACAGGCTGGAAAACTTATATTTTATTCTTACAAAGAAAAAATGATGAAAATGAAAAATATAGAAAACCCATATTCTTATATAACGTAGAAAATGTCGGATTTACCTTAGATGCTAATAGAATAGAATGTGAAAGTGATTTGGATGATTTAGTTGAAAGATATAATAGATATGTTAAAGAAGGAGCAGATAGTACTGATATTATTTCTGATAAGTGTATGGTAATTAAGCAAGGTGAATTTGCAAAATTAGATAACTGGGAAGAAGCCTTCGACTGGTGCAAAGATAATAAAGAAAATGAGAAGCATTCAATATCTGACTTATTAGATATCACTAATTTGATAAAGGGCAATATTAATATACTATTAGAAGATTTAACGTTGGATCTGGAAGAACAGGAAAATATACAATTTGTACAAAAAAAGTTGGGTGATGAATTTTGTTTTGAATTTTTTACTTCTGCATTAGGTTTTACACAGAAGCAATATATTCCTTTAGATACTAAAAATAAGTCAGATATCCCAATATATACTGCTCAATTAAATGCAGTTGCTTATATAAAGAAAAGAGACATGGAGCCTAATAAGGTTTGCCAAGAATGTCCCCATATTTCCGTAGCTTCGGATGGAGATGGAACTGCTGGGAAAAATATTGTTTTGCACAAAAGGCCATATTATCTAAATACAAGTAGAATATCATTTAAAGTAAATTGTAATGATATTTTACCTGAATATGTATTCTATGCTATACAGGATATAAAACAAAAATATTCTTTTGACTATAAGTACAAATGTAATCTAACAAATTTGAAAAAAGTTGAACTTAAATTACCCATAAAACTAAACGAAAATGGAGAACCAATAAAGGTGGTACGTGAAATTGAAATTGATGGTGAGGTACAAAAAAAAGAAGACTACTTATATGATATAGAAAAACAGCGTAACATAATTGATAATATGAATAATATAAAGAGAATAAAAAACAACTTAGAAGACGAAGTTAAAGAATTATTAAGCTATATGGAAAATGCTAAGGGATTTTAATGTGCATATAACGTTAACTTAGATATAAGTATCTGTAAATAAGTATAATATATTATTATACTTATTTTATTTTCTCTAAATAGATTAAATACTTTTGTATTTTATTATTGTTTATTCAATATTTGACATGTAGTTTATATTTTTGACCTCGTCTATTACAGGGATAATTGGTTACAGTCATTAAAGGCAACATGATCCAAAGTAATATGTTTTTATCTTCATATTTAATATCCTTCTAAATCTGGCTCTTAAACAGGTTAATCGGAGTTGTCTCTGATGGTCTACTACTTACAATATAATAATAAAGAAAAGATAACTTAAAAGTAAGTAATAATTAAATAGTTAATAATAGTAAGCAATTGTTAATTAAAACATTATTGATATTAAAACAATGTAAACAGGGATACCTGGTATACAATAACGGCCACTATTTTTAGGAGTGACCGTTATACGACAGGAGTTAAAATATTTTTATTAAAGAATCAATTTTTGTACTTATATCGATAGTATCCGTTTCGTCTGAATTTGCCTTTTTAAGCTTAATATTATCTGGTCTATGTTTAATATTATTTTTGCTAATAATAATATGTTCTACAAGTATTCTTCTTATAGTTCTTGATCTTTCACCTTTAGGTAAGCTTTCATACCATTCCCTCAATTCTTTATCTCGTCCTTCACGAAATCTAACTACTATCATATTACCATGACCTGTTAGCCATTTTAATATATCCATTCACATTACTGAATTGGCCAGACTTTACAAGAATAGTTTTATCTAACTGGCCAGATAAATAATCATATAAAGCTATTCCTCCACCACCAGTTATAAGTATAAGATCTAGCTCCCAGGTATTCCAGAGCAAGCTAATTTCACCGATGATATTTTGTACTGTTAACTGAAATGCTTCCTTAATAAGAGGGGATAGATCTACTTTCTGGCCCTTTATAGATATTTCCTTTTCCCTTACTACTTGATCCAGTTGATATAAAGGTTTAGTTATTCCATATCTAGAATTTAATTCTCGTGTAATTAATTTATAAGCAGAGCTAAGAGCAATATTGGAACTGGAACTCATACGGTCCATATATTCAAGCTTGTCAGCTACTGCAAAATCAGAAGTACGGAACCCTACAT